TTCCATATGTCAGCATCGACATTGTCCATTACCGCGTGTGCTGACATATGGGAATGAAATATTCCTTTTGAAAAACCACCAGATGAGCGTTGTCCTATAATGCCCGTTGGTCCAATGTATTCGTCAGATGAAAATCCTATGTCATAGCCAGGCGGACGGCAGTATCTTTCAAAGAAGATTTCTAAAGATGTTGATGCGGTTTTTTTTGTTTTTAAAAAAATAAATTTGTGACTATGACTACACAGCATGATTGTATTGTTTAAGAATATTATATAATTGATCTACAGGAGTGTTGTAATAACTCAGCGCCAATGACAGTTTAGGTCCCCGACGCAGGTATAACCCATGTATGGCTGAATGATCAAATAGGTAGGCTTGATTTAGATGCATTTTTTTTGTGTAAACTTTTCTTAAATTAGTTGGTAAACTAAAGACAGACTTGTTACCACTGATGTCCTTATAAAAATAGTTTATCCCTGTGTTGGTATTTAATGGAATGAATATAGAAGCACAACGGTTAATATCTCTGTGGGGTAACAAAAATCCGGCACCGTCGACTATTTGAAATTTTATTTCTGCAGGTTCTTCTATGGCCTTGATCCAAGGCAAATAAGAATATAAAATTTGACCAATGACAGGATCTTGGAGAACCATAGCCTGAAATAAAGATTTCTTACTTTTGACAAAAGAATCAATTTCATCAAAGTTTTTTTTATACTCATCAATCTCATCTTTTTTAGTATATGAAATCAACACATCTATATCTGATGAACTGAAACTATCCATTTTTTTGAGGCAGTGATCGGCAAGGATTGGTGTAACCATATCAACACCGGTTTGGATTGGAGATTCAATGCAGTACATATTGGAAAATATTTATCGTCACAAATACCACACCAGACAACAATTGGTATTACACCAAAATCAGTTGACAACTTTGAAAAAAACAGTTATACTGTTGACATCATTAACACACAGGCATAGAAAGGCAAATATGAAAAACTTTGTAATTGGTACAATCTTCGGATTGATCTTGGCAACTGTTGGACTCTCAGGCATCGTTAAAATGTTTGATAACACAGTTGATACAGTTAAAACACACTCACAGGAGATGGCAAAATGAAACCTCCATTGGTTTTTACAGCAATAGTAATCTGCTCAATGATCAGCGGATGCGCAGGCACTAAGCAAACTGTAGACGGTCCTCAAGTTGAAGCACTGAGCAGCCAAAAACTTTCTTCAAGTTTTAAACGGCAAGGTGTAAAGATTGAATGGGAATGTTCATGGGGAACTGGTTTAGTTCCATCGTTGTGTATCAAAGGCGACTTTCGAGCAATTGAAGTCACTGGCTATGCCACTTCAAATGGCAACAGTGAAAACAATCGAGAAGATGCTTTTCGAGTAGCCGAACTGCAGGCCAAGGCCAAACTACGTAGATTCTTATCAGAAGAGGTGTCCACTACTCAAGTGGTCAATACAATGACTAAGAATATCGAAAAAGCCAATGATCGTATCAAAAATCGCATCAACAATGCAGAAGAAGTTGCATTGAGTGACGACGACGCTATGAAAGAATCCAATTGGGCTGTGAGAGAAAACAGCAATGACATTGCTCGCACAGTGACTGACATTATTAAAACACAGGCCTCAGGCATACTGAGAGGTGTCTATGTTAGCGATGAAAAAATTGTTGATCGACAAACTGCCAAAGTAACTATTCGTTGGGATCGAGACAGTGATCGAGCACAACAAGTTATGCGTAGAAAATTTGGTGGATAATGTTAGTCAAACTGATATTGACGGCAGTGCTGTGCATAAACACAGCATGGGCCAATCCATTCCGTGTGAGTGGCCTCGGTAACACAGAATCGCAAGCCACTCAATCGGCATTGCGATCTGCTGTCGAACAATCTAAATCGGTTGTGCTGACTGAAAGTCAAGTCAGCAAAAACAATCTTGTTAAAAATGATATTATATCGTACAGCAGTGCATACGTTGAAAAATACCAAGTGGTGTCTAGTAAAAATCAAAACCAACAATGGACTGTGATCGCTGATGTCTGGGTCAAAGACAATATCATTGCAGATCGTATAATTGGTAGATTTTCCAGCGATGCAGTCATTGATGGCAAATCACTTACTGGTCAAGCAGATAGACTGTTGACTTCAAAAGAACGCACTGCTAATCAAGGATTACAACTGCTGAACACTGTGCTGGCTGACTATCCCGCTCGAGCGTTGACACCTACAGTGTTGAATTCACAGTTACAGGTGCAAGGTGCGAGTGCGGTTTTTGTGATCAAATATGATTTACAATGGAGTAATAATTTTCTCTCAGCACTAAAAGAAACATTGGACATAGTTCAGCACAGTTTTGTCAATAACAACTGTGCCAACTGTTATGTTAAAATTACCAAAAATTGGTTGGGATTTACTGGATCCACTTATGATTTTGCAGACAGAGAACCCATGGATGCTGTGCGTACAGGTTTGAACAAACCTGTCAATGTGGCCGTGAGTTTCTATCGTGACGCTCAATTGATTTATCAAGAATGTCGCACTGGCAGTTATGATTTCAAATCCAACCACCAATTTATAATTGGTATAGACAGTGTGATGCCGTACACGTTGGAATTGCCGTATCAAGGACGTTTCAAACAGGCATTGCAAGAATCCACAGGATTCAAACTCAGCATTGTAAATCAATGTGGAAAGATATAATTAAAAAACACTTGACTTTACGGCAGACAGAATGTATAATTACATATGTAGCCGTTAGCAAATAGGCAAAGCTCCCACAGTGTTACACAGTGGGGTCGGGTTGCAAACATAGTTTTTAAAACCCATGGAGGTTCGAAGCCTCCCGGCTACATAGAATGCAAGGAACGGTCCCATAATGGTATTGGAGCGGATTGCTAATCCGTCGAGTGGTGAAAGCCGCTTTCTGAGTTCGAGTCTCAGTCGTTCCGCCAATTTTTTTTATAAAGAGCATATATGAAATCTACATCAACATTCAAACTCAGTAAGCAGACCAAACGATTTATGTGTACCATAGTGGATCCAGTTAAGCGTCATGCGTACAAAAACGCAATGATTCAAGCAGAACTGGCCGCTGGTATTAGGCCAAAAGCCACCAAGGGTGATCGACAAGGTTCATAAAAGAACAATGCGGGATTCGTAAAATGGTATTACCTTAGATTTCCAATCTAATGTCGGGAGTTCGATTCTCCCATCCCGCTCCAAGTTTAACAACAACATAAAAGGTATATATGGCATTCAAACAACTCAGTCGTGGTCCCAGTATTGACATTGAAAAATGTGTCGAACTGTCAGGTGGCAACAGATTTGATCTAGTAATCATGGCTGCGGTACGTTGCAGAGAATTGGCAAGGCAACATCGCAAAGACGAAAATAGTTCACAACTAGATGCTCCGATCACTGCACTGCTTGATTTTCAAGCAGGTAAAATTGGACGAGAGTATATTAGAAAAGTTATATAAAGATTTGCCTGGATAGCTCAGGGGTAGAGCGTCTCGTTTACACCGAGAGGGTCCGCGGTTCGAAACCGTGTCCAGGTACCAGTTAGTTTCGGAGTGTAGCGCAGTCTGGTAGCGCACCTGGTTTGGGACCAGGGGGTCCAAAGTTCGAATCTTTGTACTCCGACCAATGAACGTTCCGGGTGTCTCCGGATAGTGTGACCCGCACGATGAGAAGTACAGTGACATGTACGGGTGGTAGTCTTTAAACCCAAAGGCCGCTGGCAATGCGAGAACGGTCCCTGTCGGGAAGCGGGTGGAAGGAGTGTGTGATGGGTATGATAGCGTCATATCTTGATACTCTATAATTACCGCCGGGGGATGCAGAGCATATTGAAGCACATTAAAGATAGGGTCGTAGCGGTTCATCGAACTTGAGTACATACCAAGGTAGTTAGTGTGTTTCAATATGCTTTGTTGTAAAAATGCAACATCAAACCCTGTTAATTTTGATTGACAGGGTTTTCTTTTGACAGTATAATTAATTTAAAGAGGAGCAGACTATGGACATTTCAAGAGCAGAACAGAGCGTTATAAAATACAATCTAGAACAGTATCGTTTGGATCAGGCTCGTATGGACAAACAACGAACCGAGGAATACGCCAAAAAGATTGAGGAACGCAGACTTGACCAGGTTATTGCGGAACGAGTAAGTAGAAATCTTCGGTTGGATTTGGACAAGGGTCGTCACATTGATTTGGAATGTTAAGAGTGTAATATGTCATAAACTCAATATCGATAATTGGCGGACTTTTGAATCAGTTGACTAATCTGCGAGCCTGTGTTATAATATACACTTACACTAAACAGGAGTGAACATGGATTACCTTGTAGAAGCACATAGTAAACAGAAGAAGCAATTTATCGAGGCTATTCTTCCTTCTATGGTCAAGCAACTTGGATTAACTAACACTAGAAAATCGTTGGTTGTTAGATTGGAAAAAGATTGCGAACAAATGGGTTATACTGTTCCGGTTGACATTTTGGATAGTTACGTAGTGGTTATCAAACCCTCTATGTCTATCAAATCAATTGGCGTTACATTGGCACATGAAATGGTTCATGTACGTCAAATGGCCAAAGGTATTCTTAAAATTAAGAATGGTGTCAATTACTGGTGCGGCAAACGATATACTAAGCGAATCAAATATTTGGATCAGCCCTGGGAACGAGATGCGTTTGCTAGACAAGAGTTAGTTTTTAGAAAAGCAATTACTGAATAAAGGAACATCATAATGGCCGGCAAAGCAAAATCGATTTATCTAACAATAAATCCAAAAGGTGAATTTAAAACTGTATTCCACAAGATGTTCTTTGATGCCAAGGCATACAACGAATATGTCAAATCGGACGAGTTCAAGGCCAAGTGGCCTGCTGAAGAGTTTGATATTGTGAAGGAAACATACTAATGAAAATTAAGTTCAATAAGGATACAATGCCCGACGAACTGTACAATTCACTATTACAGCATTTTGTAAATGAAGCAGTTGGGTTAGGTCTAGAAGTAAACAAATTTACCCAATTCAATAACTGGGTAGTCGAATGTGAGGTTGCAGCCGAAGCCTCCGTTCATTAACAAAAGGAGGCTATTATGCCTAGTGTATTTTTAGTTAGCGACACGCACTTCGGACACATGGGCGTTTGCCGCTTTACTCGTAACGATGGAGTTACAAAATTACGTCCGTGGGATGATGCAGATGAGATGGACGAATCTATGGTTAAGGCCTGGAACGACCGTGTCAAGCCCACTGACAAGGTCTATCACTTGGGTGACGTGGTTATCAACCGCAAGGCATTGAAAATCTTACATCGGTTAAACGGTGACAAAGTGTTAATCCGCGGCAACCACGATATCTTCCGTGATGACGAGTATCGTTTGCACTTTAGAGAATTACGTGCTTACCACGTGATGAACGGACTTATTTTAAGTCATATTCCGTTGCACCCAGAGTCGTTAGGCCGTTTCGGTACTAACATTCACGGTCACTTACACGCTAATCGTGTAATGATGGAACCTGCAGGTAAGTATGGAATTCCTGTAATTGATACTCGCTACCACTGCGTTTGTGTTGAACAAACTCCGGATTTTGCTCCTATCTTATTTGAAGACGTTATCAAACGCATCGAAGCAGAAGGTGGTACCGTGGGCTTTAAGAGTGGCAACGGCCCTACTATGTGACAATCGGATGAAGTTTGTATATCTCTTAATATTTTTGCTTTTATTTGTAACTTGTGTTATAATTAAATTTAACAATATATCTAGGAGATATTAAATGACAACTAAAGAACAAGTGGCCGACTTTTTTAAATCTAATATGGATTTTCAACGCTTTGCTCGTTTGACAACAGCACTGGGCAAACAAGCAAATGATGCACAACTTCGATTTCTTAAAGCAATGATCTTTGAACAAAGCATCGAAGAATATTCATCAGGCAGTATAAAATATGTGGGTGAAGAAGGATGTGATCTTATTATCCCCAGTTTAGATGCTCGCGTTGAAATGAAGTATGTAGAGAATGCTCTGTATACAGTTTCTAAAAAAGAACTGCGGGAACAAACTGGCGGGATTAAACTTATGAACAGTATGGGAACAAATACTCATAAAGTTTTGCCCGCCAACTATGCAGACTATTTGATTTTTATTGGTAATCAAGGTGCTATTCTTTTTGATCGATTGGTAGTAGAACAACATATTGTTTCCGGAGGCGACGGCATCACTGCTAACATTCCCACTAACAAAGGAATCATATTAGCAACACCTACGGTGATGTCCGGCGGCTCCCAACAAGCAGTAGATTTTGTCCAAGGCCTTAAAAATTATATTAAGACGTATATTAACAACATTAAATAATATTATGACAGTAACTTATAAAGTTTACAATCAATCGTGTATTGAAGGAATGCAACAATATGTTGCAGATAATTCAGTAGACCTTGTGTTTACTGATCCCCCTTATGGCATTGACGGAGACGGATTGGATGTGCATTACCACAGAGACGAATCCAAGGTGGTTCCTGGATATATTGATGTACCACTGAATCAGTATGCTGAATTTAGTAGTGACTGGATCAACGAGTGTGCCCGTGTGCTACGTCCTGGCGGCAGTATGTACATTGTTAGCGGTTACAGCAATCTACATCATATCTTAAATGCTCTACATGCCACAGAACTAGAAGAAGTCAATCACATCATTGCCAAATACAGTTTTGGTGTCAGTACTAAGAATAAATTTGTCAGCAGTCACTATCATGTGCTGTTCTGGGCTAAACCAGACAAGGGTCGTCAGAAACGTACATTCAACAGCAATTACAAGTATACTGATCAGAAGGACAGTTATCACGATCGATTGACTGTGCAAGACATGCCTAGAGCGCACAATCCTGGACAGACTAAAAATAAGAATCAATTGAACGAAGACTTTATTGAAAAATTTATTATGTACTCCAGCAATAGAGGAGACACTGTGTTGGATTGCTTTGGCGGCGGCATGACCACTGGCAGAACAGCATTGAGATGGGGTCGAAATTTTATTGGATTTGAAATGAATAAAAATGCATATGATGCTTTTGTCCCTACATTAGACACCGTAGAACAACTGTTGGACCCTATTGCAGTTAGTCCTGATCCAAAAGAATTAGCCAAACGAGAAAAAATGCGTGAAGGCTGGCGCAAAGACAGAGCCAAGAAAAAGTTATTAAAAAATACATTATTGGATGCCGCCGAGGAAACAAAATGACAAGACCAAAATGCTATCAATTAGTCGGAGTTCCCGGTTCAGGAAAAAGTACTTGGTATAAAAACCAAGACTGGCTAGGCGAGGACAAAAAGGATCACAAGTATGTGTCTACAGATCAGCATGTTGAAGGATATGCTAAGGATCAGGGTAAAACATACAGTGAAGTCTTTGCAGAATACATGCCCACTGCGGTCAAGCAAATGATGGTGAATGTTAATATGGCCTCAGCCCTTCAAATAGATATTGTTTGGGACCAGACCAGCACTACTATTGTTAGTCGTGCTCGAAAGTTTAATGCGTTACCCGACTATGAACATATTGCTGTGGTGTTTCGTACTCCATCCCGCGATGAGTTAGATGTTCGCCTCAGTGGTCGTGCTGGTAAGCACATTCCTAAGAACGTAGTAGACAGTATGATTGCCAGTTGGGAAGAACCTAGTCTAGAAGAAGGTTTCCAAGAAATTTGGTACGCATAAATTTTTAATTATCTTCTTTAGATCTGTCATATTCTAACACGTATTGCATGGTATGATTTACTGTTTGTTGACCAATAGGTTTGAATTTTTTAAACAACTCAGACCAAGTTCCTATACTATTAGTTCGTTCCATTCTCACAAACCAATTATATAAAGATTTGTTATGGTCATTGACTGTCATCCATACTTTGTTATATTCTGTAGTTTCAGCAAGTATTCTTGGTAATATAACTTCACCTGCTATAAGATTGGTTCGATATTTAGGGGATATGTACAACCTTGTTAAACATAGTGCAATATCATTGTCATATTCATTCCAGCCTGCACTGGCCATATAATTGTCGTCATCATCGGTTATGACAAAATATTTGCCAATTTTATATCTTCCTTGTTTGAGAATGTGAAACAAATTGGCTGAATCGTTTTTGTAATCTGGATGATAATTTTTAAGTGTGCGAGCGTCATCAATTGACATAAGACCAAGTTCTAATATTTTTAAAACTTTCGAATCGGTCAAATCATGCATTGTATAAACTTTCATGTTTCTATTTATGAAGATTTTATTTGACATGTGTTTTAAATTCATATATAATAAAGCAATGACCGACATATCAAAAAGCCCAGAACGACACACCTTTCAAAAGGAAGGTTATATCAAGCGCCAGGAAGAGCAAGGGTTAGAACCTCTTGAAGAATATATCGAAATGTTTAAAACCTGGCGACAACAGGATGAAGAAAACATGGTCGATCCAAAATGGCAAAAAGACAACTTAGAATACGATCTGCGGGCAACTGATTGGATTTTGGAAAAAGTTCGTGGCGACGATGTTTATGCCCAAAACTTATATGCTGCCATGTGCAACAATGAATTTATCAAACGTGAAATGTGGCCTATACTAAAAGACCAAAGATGGTCACGCAGTTGGCGAAGTGCGGGCGGAATTGTTGCGGACATGCAACAAAAGGGTGATTACATTGATTGGTATTGCAGTGGTATTAGAGATACTAGAACACTTGGCGAAAGTGAGATTGCTAACCTTACTGAACAGGAACAATTTGCCTACAAGTCAGGCCAAGGATATGTTGGTGAGGGGTGTGTTACAGAAGAAATTAAAAATGACCTATACAAGTTAGGTTGGTTGGTAATAGAATCAAAGGACAATATGTTATGACAAGACAACAAGGGTATGTAGAAAAGGGCTGGGGATATGAAGTTATCTGGGCCACCAATGACAAGTACTGCGGGAAGATCATGTGCTTCACCACCGCTGGTGCCAAGTTCAGTATGCACTTTCACAGTGTAAAAGAAGAAACTTGGTTCGTCAATGCCGGACAATTTCTTGTTAGGTGGATTGACACTGCCACTGCAGAAGTCAAAGAAAAGATTCTTAAAGAAGGTGACACTTGGCACAACCCGCCACTGCAACCACATCAGTTACAGGCATTGGTTGCCAACAGTATGATTTTTGAAGTCAGTACTGCAGATTCTGTAGAAGATAACTATAGAGTAGGTCCAGGAGACAGTCAAATGAAAAAGGAAAAAGAGCATGCACCCCAAGAAGACATATCTAGTTGAAGAGTTGTTTGAGGACATTCCCGGCGATCCGGACAATGTGATTTTGAAAATACCACAAGAAATTTGTGATGCACAGGGCTGGATCGAAGGAACCAATCTCGATGTTACTGCCCAAGACGGCGCATTGATATTGAGGAAACATGTCGAATAAAGAAGATCTAATAATACTTACTGGCAAAGTCGACGAAGTATTGCCCAACAACACATTTAGAATCAAGATTGACAATGTGGATCACATAGTGCTGTGTTACATGAGTGGTAGGCTCAAACAAAATAAAATCAAAGTGATCACCGGCGACAATGTTAAAGTTGAAGTCAGCACATACGATTTAACCAAAGGTAGAATAGTCTACAGATTATAATCAAAATCTCTTGACTACTTGATCTTTTGAGTGTACAATATTAACATCGCAACTAACAATGAAATCAGATATGTCAAAAGAATTTCAAATTCAGCAAGTGTTAGAACTGGCCTGTGCCGCTCAGCGAGTTAACGGTGCATACGTTAAAGAAGCAGAATGGGTTTTTGACAGCGAAGAAAAGCCCATGTTTCAAAAACAAACTAATAAGATTTTGATGTTGGTCACATTAAATCCTGCAATTTGGACTGCAGATCCGGCACACCAGCCGTTGCCACTCAAAGTGACAGATGAAGATAAAATTCAAGCAGAAGACGTAAAAAAATATTTTAGAAAATTCATGTTTGGTGCCATTGCTGGCGAAAATGAATTTCAAACAGAAGTCAATGCTATTCTCAGTAGCGACACAATTAAGACAAATAAATTTGGATTTGTTGCCTGTTTGCCCAGTGTTATGGAACGTGATTTAAAAAGAACAGTGGTCAAACGTTCATTTAACAATTGCGACAATGCAGTGCTGGCGGACATTGATCAAAAATTAGTTGATTTGGATTGTGAAATTGTGGAAGTAAAACGATCAACTAATTTTGATGCTTGGAATATCAATGCTGTTATCGACAACAAGATTGTCAGTTGGTTTAGCAAAACTGAGTTAAAACCTGGACCCTGTGTAGTACAAAAAGCCAAAGTAAAAGCACATGGTGAGAATTGGGTCACTAAGAAAATTGAAACACGCCTTAACCACGTAAAGGCAGTGCAATGACAGACGAATTCCAAAAGTATGATGATTTTGCTAAACGGATGGAAGAACAGTTTCCAAAGATGTTTGCAACTTCCTATGGTGGTTTTGCCTGCGGTGAGGGCTGGTGGCCTATTCTCGAAAACTTGTGCTCCAACATTCAACATCACATCGATTGGAAAAATAAAGAAAGTGAAGTTGTTCCACAAGTCATTGTAGCACAGATTAAAGAAAAGTTTGGAGGCCTGCGTTTTTATTATGACGGTGGTGATGAGCGAATCCGTGGCATGGTACAGATGGCAGAGTCTTGGGCAGATCGAAGTTGTGAAATTTGTGGCGCACCTGGATCCAGTGGCGGTAAAGGATGGATCAAGACTCTGTGCCCAACACATCGTGCAGAATCTGATGCACAATATAACGAAAGATTTAAAGATGAAAATCAAACTAGTCAGTGATCTGCATTTAGAGTTCAGTGACATAAACATCACAAACGATGAAGGCTGCGATGTTCTAATTCTAAGTGGCGACATTATGGTTGCCGTGGATCTCCACGATCATAGTGAGGAAAGTGTTCGAGTTGCTACCATGATTGACAGTATGGGTCGTAGACAGGAAACTGCTCAACGATTCCGCGACTTTCTTAAGCGTGTGAGCTTCCAGTTTCCGCATGTGATCTACGTGGCAGGCAATCATGAGTTCTATCACGGTAAATGGAATCAGAGTTTAATCACACTAAGCAACGAATGTGCTAAGTTTCCCAATGTCTACTTCCTGGAAGCAGGATGCAAGAAGATTGATGATGTTACCTTTATTGGTGGAACACTTTGGACTGACATGAACAAAGGTGATCCGCTAACACTACATTCTGTGCGTGACATGATGAACGACTTTAATGTTATCAAAAAAGATCTCGAAGGTTACACTAATCTTAAACCTGCGGACACAGTGGTCCGGCATCGGCACATGTTGGGTTATATCAAACAGATTGTTGCCGAGCGGTACGATGAGAAGTTTGTTGTAGTCGGACACCACAGTCCTAGCAAGTTAAGCACACATGAACAATATGCAGATCAGCACCTAATGAACGGTGCTTACAGCAGTGACCTAAGTGAGTTTATTTTAGATCGTCCTCAGATTAAACTTTGGACACACGGGCATACCCATCATCCATTTGATTATATGATTGGTAGTACCAGAGTAGTTTGCAACCCTCGTGGCTATGAAGGCTACGAGCCAGAGAGTGGCTGGAATCCTAACATTGTAATAGAGGTATAATATGGAAGAAAATAAGTCAGTGGCAGAAATTATTAGAATTACTGCAAAAAATCAATATGAGTTTTTAAATACTATTGCCAATCACATTGACAGTATAGAAGCAGAAAACGCAAATCTAAAGTTTGAACTTAAAAAGTGGGGCACTACTCTTGAACAACCGAACAACGATCAGTGACACCTGTCAACTACAGTGTGCGGACAACGGCAAAACTATCATTGCCGATGTGCTGAGTTTTAATCAAAACAAGTATCTCAGTGTCAGTGTAATGAAATCAGTTAAGTTGGAAATGAAGTACAATGAACGAACTCATATCTACGAAGGTAATATGAGTGGCTTGACATTTACCACTCCGGGACCTATACTTACTACTTTCAAACAAGGAAGATAAAATGAAAATCGGTCTAAGTTATAGTCGTTGCGTTCGAGACATTGTTGACGGTGTCGTAGACATTGATGACGTGTTAGTCATTATTAGTCGTACAGATTTTGACCCGCACGACAACGAACAGTGGCAGGGTATTTGGCAAGGATATCATCAGCGTGGTGGCTGGAGTAATCCAGAATGGGGCCACTATGCAGAGGAAGATGAAGATCGATTCCGTTCAGTAAGCATTGAACTTTGGGAGACTGGTAAGTTACATCAGCCTCGTAAGTTTGGAGCACACCCAAGTCGCCGTCCTGAAATTTGGCTAGAAGCAGTATTGCCAAGTAGCGAATTAAAAAAGAACCCTGCTGCCAAAACAGCATGGGATAAATTTCAAACTATTGCCAGTTTGACAAATGTAAAAATAGATAAGGAATATAAGTAATGCCAAATTTAGTGCCAATGGTTATCGAGCAAGAGGCTCGTGGAGAACGTAGTTACGACATTTACAGTCGACTGCTTAAAGATCGTATTATTATGCTGGACACAGATGTTAACGAACATACTGCTAGTTTACTTGTGGCACAGTTATTGTTTTTAGAAAGTCAAGGCAACGAAGACATTACGTTTTTTATCAATAGTCCCGGTGGTGTGGTTACTGCCGGCATGGCTATCTATGACACAATGCAATTTATCAAACCTGACGTTGCAACCGTGGTAATGGGCCAGGCTTGTAGTATGGGTAGCCTACTTGCCACAGCAGGAGCAAAAGGCAAACGAAAAATGTTGCCCAATGCCCGTCACATGATTCACCAACCCAGTGGCGGCGCTCGTGGACAGGCTACAGATATGGAAATTCAAGTTGAAGAAATTCTTAAAATGAAGAAGAATTTAACTGAAATTTATGTCAAACACAATTCAAAGGGTAAAACTTTTGCACAGTTTAAAAACGACATGGAACGTGATAAGTTCATGAGTGCTGAAGAAGCATTAGAATACGGTTTGGTTGACGAGATTATAGAAAAACGCCCATAAAGTGCATAGTTAACTGGAACTCCTAGTATACTATAAATAACTATACTAGGAGTGTGCAATGACCCGGCGAGCATTTAATTGGTCCAATTTGGATCGAGACATGTTGTATTCCATGCTCTACGAACTTAAACCAAAGATCGTAGACAAGCGGTTACCTATTGCCGAAATTACCAGCATGGTAAGTAAGCACATTAAAGCACAACTTCCAATTAAAGTAACCAGCAATAGACACAAGCCCGTTAAATCTGGTGAAGTTTGGATTGGCGGCGCTTACCACAGTTATCTTGATAATTTGGGCAACAAGCGTTTTATCGAAGTGGAACTGGCATTCCCAACCACAGCCAACAGTATGAAGACCAGTTTGTATCGCTGGGAACGTATGTGTCGTTTGTTTGCTGATACTGTGCTACATGAAATTATCCACACTAGACAATATCGTGCTAGAAATTTTAAAGACATTCCCGGATACGAAAGCACAGCCTATTACGCTAAAGATCGCAAAGAACAAGAATATTATGGACACAGAGATGAAATGGGCGCACACAGTTTCAATCTGGCCCAAGATATGATTGATAAGTTTGGGTTTGATACTAAATCTATCAAAGAGTATTTGGACAGCCCTGTACCAAAAAGAGTACGCCCAAATGGGTGGGGTCGTTTTATAAAGGCTTTTGAGTATGATCATAGTCATCCAAAAGTAAAACAAATGAAACGTAAAATATTGAGCCAGTTAGAATATGCATACGCTGGCAAGCCATTTAAGACCACGAACCACTTGACATACTGATAATTACACTGTATAATATACACTTATACAGTTAATTATTGGAGTTGTTATGAGCGTTTGTGCTAGCCATATTTGGTCATTGGAAAGTCATCCAAGCCGTTTAAACAAAGAAGCAATCATCGAAGCCATTGCCCAAGAAGGCAATAATGAATTCTTTCAAGGCGCACGTCTTGCTCTAGACCCTATGATCACATTTGGATTGAAACAGATCCCGGAGAAAAAAGATGAAGATGGTGCTGGCTTACCTTGGGATAGTTTTAGTCTCATTATTACTGGTTTTGTTAATCGCTCACTCACAGGCAACCTTGCTCGCGACACAGTTGCTAAGATGATGGCCAGTGCTACCAAGGCTGAATGGAATGGATGGTATCGACGCATACTGATCAAAGATCTGCGTTGCGGTGTTAGTGAAAAAACAATTAACAAGGTTGTGGAGAAGAAATATGCTGATTATGCTATTCCTGTTTTTGGTTGTCAGCTTGCTCACGATAGTGCTAACCATGAAAGCAAGGTCGCTGGGAAGAAACTTGTCGAAGTTAAATTGGATGGCGTTAGGGTTATCACTATTGTACACAGTGACGGTCGTGTGGATATGTTTAGTCGCAATGGCAAAGAGCTTGTAAACTTTCCGCATGTGACTGAGCAGATCAGTGCAGTGGTTAAAAAGACCCCGCCGCCTTATGCTGTGGTGCTAGACGGTGAGATTATGAGCAGCAGTTTCCAAGACTTGATGACGCAGGTGCATCGTAAAAGCGATGTTAAAGCCAACGATGCTATTTTGAATTTGTTTGATATGTGTCCACTCGAAGACTTTGAAAAAGGATTCTGGGACAAGAGTCAAACAGTTCGCAGTCAGATGGTGCAGGCTTGGGTAGAACAGAACAATGAAATGCTGCCTAATGTCACTTGCCTGGCTAATGAACTGGTTGATTTGGATACAGATGAGGGTCAGTTGCGTTACAAAGAAATTAACGCACAGGCAGTGGCAGGTGGTTATGAAGGCATTATGATTAAAGATCCTCTTGCCGGTTACGAATGTAAACGTAGTGTAGCATGGCTCAAATTGAAACCGTTTATTGAAGTAAGTTTGGAGGTAGTGGATGTTGAAGAAGGAACAGGAAGAAACGTTGGACGCCTTGGAGCGATTGTGTGCCAAGGAGTCGACGACGGAAAAACTATTCGGGTCAATGTGGGCAGTGGTTTTAGCGATAGTGATCGTGATAGTTATTGGAGTTCACGTGATTCCCTACTTGGTCAGATCGTGGAAGTGCGAGCAGATGCCGTCACCCAAAATCAAGACGGAACATACAGTTTGCGGTTTCCAAGGTTCCTACGGTTCCGTGGATTCGAAGTAGGAGAGAAACTTTGAAGGAATGTTGTATGAAAATTGAATCAGGACAGTTATGGAGAACAACAGACGGGGAAGAATTTAGAGTTATAGATGTAGTTGATATCGATGATCATACATGGATACACTATAAGAATCAACAAACTGGACTAGAGCATTCGTGCTATCAAGAAAGTTTTGAATTAAGATTTAGACCAATTTTAAATCGTAGTTAAATATTAAAAGGAGAAAATTATGTTTGGTGCAAATTATACAGGCGGCGGTATTATAAATTATCGTTCGGCAGAAGAAATTAATTCAGCAATGGGCCGTGTTTATGGGCACATGAGTCTTGCTGTGGTTGTGTCAATGTTTGTCAGTTATTTTGTGGGCACTAGCCCAGAGTTGTTGGCATTCTTTTTTACAGGTGTGCTAAAGTGGATTGTGATTTTTGCACCACTGGCCGCAATCTTTGGTGTTAGTTATGTGTTGGGCAATAATCCCAGCAAGAGTACTGCACAGTTATGCCTACATGGATTTGCGGCATTGATGGGACTGAGTTTTGCCACAATCTTTGCTGTGTTCACTATGGGCAGTATTGTGTCAGCATTTATGGGTGCTGCCATACTGTTTGCTGTGATGAGTGGCTATGGCTACTTTACCAAACAGAGTCTCGATAGTCTTGGCAAGTTTATGTTTGTTGGATTGATTGCTATTGTCATTGCCAGTATTGTTAATATCTTTATTGGCAGCACAGTTATGCAAATGGTAATCTCAGCATTAGCAATTATCATCTTCCTTGGACTAACTGCTTATGACACACAAAAGATCCGTGAAGAACTCAGTGTAGAAGCCAGTGATGTTGCAGAAGTACGTGGCGCACTAACCTTATACATGGACTTTATCAACTTGTTTATTAACCTGTTACAACTTTTTGGCGATAGAAAATGATACGTGAATACATCAATATTGTGTTAACAGAAAGTGCTATTGAACAGTTTGCTAGTTCAGCACATGACGAATGGCGTAGATCATTGCCGCCCAACGAACAAAATGAACCCAGGATGCGAAGCAAAAACGGTGGTCCAAAAGCAGATATCAATGTGCCTTTTGATCAATTACACCCAACAGCACAACAAGAAAATCTAGCCGCAGGTCAAGCAGCCGCTGAGGCAGTTAGTAAGTTTCCCAACAATCTTGAACAAGCCGCAGAGTACATTCACATTGAATGGATGAAACGTAATCCCCAGGATGACTATAACGCGGCACAACATAAATCGTATGATGAATTGCCTGAAATTGAAAAAGAAAAAGATCGTGTACACGTTCGTACTATGATGAAACTAATGAGAAAATAAAATGAGAAGTAACTATTGGTCATGCACTAAGTTTGCAGATTGGGTTCGAGGTACTCCTAAACGAGGTGCCTTAACTGCGGACGGATGGGCGGAATGGGAAGATGAAGCCAAACGCTACAACCCTGTTCGTTACTGGATTGCTGAAGAGGCCCTGGATGCAATTCAAAATTTTATCTGGTGGCCAGTGGATAAAATTTATAATGTTAAGTATTACATCAATAATCGTTGGGTTAGTCGCACTCACAGTCTTACCGCACATGCTCGTGATATCAAGCCTGGTGATTGGCGTGATGTTGGTAATCGGTTCCTGCCATGCCTATTTAATGAGTTGGTAGATTTCGTCGAGATAGAAACTGCATGGAGTCACATCGCCTGGGGTGACAAGGAAGCCCGTGCAAAATACAATCCCCCATTCTGGGCCAGTGGTTGGTTCCGGTGGAGAACATGGCGTTGCTCACAAGCAGGTCTTGATCACTTAGATTGGGCAATGACACTGACCAATGAAGAATGGTTAGAGGAAGGCGAAAAGCACAAGGCCGAACCCACTAGCCAGGCTGTTCGTGCTAGAGAGATTAAAGATCTGTATCTATGGTGGACCACTGTGTATCCAAATCGTCCAGACCCACATGATGCAAGTGGCTGGAGTGACTACTGCGAAAAGGCTCGTCTACTGAACGATGGTAGACTGTTTGGCAGCAAGAAGACTCCTGAACTGGAGGAACTCAGCACACGCACACACGAACTGCTTCAGAAGATTGAAGCAGACTATACAGCCGAAGACGAAGCCATGATGATTCGCTTAATCAAGGCACGTGACAGTCTTTGGACATAAATATTTAATCAGTAAGGAGACTGTCATGGAACTATTAGCCGCGTTAGTATTGGGATTGTCATTGGGACTGGCACAGGCCGGTGGTGAGCCTGGTAAAAAAGAAGAAGTTCGTAAGCCAAAGAGTGCTAGCATTAACTGCAAAAATGCTGCCAATGCAGACAAGATTGAATGCAAAAAAGCCAGCAAAGAAATGCCAAAGATTGAAAAGCCTGTGGTAGAAAAGAAACCTGAGCCAGCCAAGAAACAATAATAATACAGCCCGCCCATTGATGTCTTAGACTCACAGGCGGGTTTTCTTTTGACTGCGCATTCATGATACCGGTTGCAATCACCTTGATTTTAATATATAATACACTATGACAAAACAAACTATCTGTGCAGTACCTTGGATGCACTTGAATTTTGAACCCAACGGAAAAGTTATACCCTGCTGTTTGACCTCTGTTCACAACTATTTTGCTGGCGATTTAAATCATCAAACTATTGAAGAAATATGGAACAGCGACAACATGAAATCGTTAAGAAAAGACATGATTGAAGGCAAGGAACCAGAGATATGTCGCAAATGTTTTGATCGAGAACGAGTCACCGGAGAAAGTGGCCGTTTTTATCACAACAGAGACTTCCCAGAAGTAGTAGAAAAGATTCCAGAGATTACTCTAGAAGATGGAACCTGCACTACCATGGAATTAAAATACTGGGATTTCCGTTTCAGCAATCTTTGTAATTTTAAATGCCGCAGTTGCGGCCCACGTTACAGTTCAGCATGGGTACCGGATGCTAAAAAACTAGGACTTACTGATCAAGAAAAAGTATGGAACATTGATTCGGTAGATGATAAAACAAATTTTGATTTCCTAAAGGATCAAGTTGATCACGTTGAACGCATTTACTTTGCAGGTGGCGAGCCCTTGCTCATGCCTGAACATTGGCAAATTTTAGAAATGTTGGTTGAGAAGAAAAGATTTGATGTTAAGATATCATACAACACCAATGCCTCAGTGCTGACCTATGGCAAGAAAAATGTACTCGACTACTGGCGTCAATGGAAATGGGGTAAATTAGAAATTTGGCCCAGTATCGACGAAGTTGGTGCTCGTGCAGAACTCATACGATCTGGTACAGTTTGGAGCAAAGTAGAATCCAATCTTATGGAGTTAATGACTTTAGACAATGCCATCGTACGCCCGGGTATCACCCG